AAGCACTTGCCCCCGCGGAATGACGCCCCCGGTATTTTGCAGTGCAGTCGTGTCGGCTTTCGTGATGTCGCCCGTCGCTTTCATGGCATCGATCGCGACCTGCGCCTTTTGTTGCTGCGTCGAGCCGGCGGCGAGCGTCTTGTTGATGAAGGCAAAATTGTGCGCGAGGTCGCCGTCAGCCGCCTGTAACTCGATGAAGGTGTCGACCGCGCTTTCCCGCCCAGTCTTGATCCGCATGATCGTGCCGTTGAAGATCAGGCCGTAGGCGCCGTTCTGATATCCTGCCTGCAATATGACCCGCGTGAACTCGGTTTTGATCGTGCTCTGCGTCGATGCTGCGAGATTGTAGATGCGGATGATCGCTGTTTTCGGATGCGTAAAATCCAAGCCCTCGACATGAAACTTGATGCGAAACGCCGAGAGGTCGATGCCATTGCCACTCGCGCCGGAGACGACGAGGCCGATCTTCCGTAGGTACTGCTGATAATTCGTCGGCTGAGTGGCTGCGCCTTGCGTATCGCTCATGACGCCGTCGCCACGAAGAGATTTCCAGCCTGCCCCAAATTGGCGAAGGTCGGAACCGCGTCTGTGTCGTTCGCGGTCTGGCAGGCGAGCGAGAAGCCCAAATCAAGGTAGGCGAATTGCTCGAGCAAATCGCATCCGGTGATCAGCGGAATTCCCTGGACGATCGGATTGTTCGAGGCGTCCGACAGGTCCATCGTCCAGCAATTGGCCGGGCCGCACCATCGCACTTTGATCGTGTACGTCACGCCGTTCAGGGAGATTTGCATGCTCTGCGGCAATGCCGGGGTGACGAAGGGAATTTGGAAAACGGCCATCAGGAAGGCGGGAAGAAGCTGTTGGGGGGCGAGGACATGGCATTGAACAATGTTGGATTGGAAGTCGGAGAGAGTGTGCCGACTTGATAGGTCGGGGCATTGCTCGACGGGTTCGCCATGTTCGACGCCTGCCCCACGGTGACCGTCTGCGTCGTCACGATGATGATCTCCTTGCATTCGACGGTGAGCACCATCGCGTTTTCATGCTCTTTGTCGGTCGTTTCGACCAAGCTCTCGATCAGCATGTTCGTGTAGGCGCGCTTGCCGGTGATGATGCCGAATGGTTGACGGGCGGATTGGAGCGCAAGGAACGAGGCGTAAATCCCCTGAATGTAGAACGGATTGCCCAGCGCCTGAATGGAACTATTTGACCATCCGGCGCGGATCGTGACTTGCGCCGGCATTTTGTAGGAATGATCGGTGCTCGCCGCGCCCTGCTCGACGGGATGTTCTGTGATGCGCAGACGATCGACATGCTGTTCCTCGATCGTGACGTCGGCGATGAAGCCGGCGATGCTCCGAAGGTTCGGGACGATCGAGATGAGCTCGGACGCGATCGTGGTGACGAGGGGGCCGAAGTCGGTGAAGCTCAATTTCGCCCCTTGACTTTATTGCCTACATGTGGCCTACACTTATCCGACAGGAGAAATACCAAATGGGCGCTTTCGTAAGTTATCTCGAACTCACCCTCAGCGCCCTAGGCGCGGTCTTCGTTATAGGTATCCTGTTGGAAATGTTGGAAACAAACGCGTTTTGGCGTCGGTGAGATGGAGAAATCCGACGATATTCGGATCCGACTTTCCTCGGCCCACAAAGCTGAACTTCAGCGCGCCGCGTCCGAAGCTGGCCTATCGCTTTCGGCATGGGCCAGAATTGTTTTGCTCCGGCATGTCCAAAGCGGGCGGAAACCGTTCGACGTCGAGATCAATGGCGTGGTCGTCGCGTCTGCCGATTCTATGCAGGCGGCCGCGGATTTGGCGAGCGGGGCGGGGCGACCGAAGAAAGGACGCGGCAAATGACTAGGCTTGAGGCGGTTCGGGGCAGAGAAGGTCGAAGTCCGCGTTGTCACCAACGAAGAGTTCATGAGTGGCCCGAATAAACAATACGTCGATGGCGTCACAGAATTTTGTGTGATCTCGTGACCACTTCCCGCCGCGCCTTCCTCACCGGCCTTGTCGCCGCGCCTGCCGTGTTGCGGCTCGGCTTGTGGATGCCCGTGAAGGCTCAGCCCGTAACTGGTTGGGTAGAACTATCCGATGATGTATTTGCGCCAAAATCGATTGAGGAAATCTACCGAGATTTGGTGGTCGGATATCGCGCTGTGTATGACGCTGAAGGGCCCCTACCGAACTGGATCCGATCCAAGTGGGCCGTGACAGCCCAGATCATTACTTGCTGAGCGTGATGGCAAATTCTATTTCCGAGTGCGATCGTGCCGTTGCCAACTGGACTAACGCACCGTTGCCCCGGAGTTCCTGACGAGATTGGCCCACGAATTATCCAGCCCAGCCAACGCGTAATCCGCCGTGACTTTCGGGTCGGTTCCACCGCTGATGTGCATCGTCGTCACAGGCGCGATCGTGACGTTGCGGTCGCCCGTGTGGATGTCGGAACCGAGGGGAGCGCCACCGTGGGCGAAAATATAGTCGGCGCCAGATCCGCCCACTTCCTGCCGGATGAGTGAACGCTGGAAGCGCGCCATGCTTTCTGGATCGGTGAGGTTCAAGTCAGCGTAGGCATTACCGCCCGGCGCGACGTTGGTCGCGGCTTGCATATTGCCGGGAGTGTAGCCGCCCGGGGCTGCGATAAGAGAGGATGCCGTCGTTCGACCGGCTCCGTACTTTTGAAGTAGCAACTCGCGCTGCGCCTCGGTTCCTGTGGCGTAATCGGGAAAGACCGCGACAAGATGACCGCTGTCCTGGCCGCGGCCGCCTGTTGCGCCGTGCGCAGCGGCCCACGGACCCCATGCAATGTTCCCCGGGTTGAAGTTCTGGACGCCGCGACTGAAGGTCATGCGACCAGAGGTATCTCCGCCATCTGCGGGGGCCGCGGCCGCATGGAACGGGTTCGCCGCGCCCCCGAAAGGAACGTCCGAGAGGTTGCCGAAGGGGCTCCACGAGCCGCCCGGAGCCCAAGGCGCGGGCTCGTTCGGATCGTCGGGCAACCCCAACAGTCCGCGCAGCCACGAGCGCAGTTCGTTGCCGTTCTCGGAATCGGCTTTCATCGCGAGCAACGCCGTCCCGGCAGCGGCAATCGTCCCGCCGCGCGATACCCTTCCTAGGAAGCCCACCAGGCCCGCGCCGGTCGCGGTTCCGATCGCCGCCTTCGTTCCCGCGCCCGCGCCGAACATCCCCGCCACGCCTGCCAGCAATGCGCCCGCGGCTCGCACGGCGCCGAACGTCACAGCCAATGACGCGAGAGTTGAAAGCCATCCCTTCGTCGCATCGTCGGCCTTCAAGAACCACTCGGTCATCTGCGTGATTTCATCCACCACGGCCGTGGCCGGTCCGATGAAATCCTGTCCGATCTTGGTTTCGAGAATGCCGAACTCATCTTCCATCTTGCGAAGTTCGGTCATGAACTTGTGTGACTTGTCGCCAAGATCCTCAGTCGCGATCCCCGCCTCGTTCTGGCGACGGATATGGTCCGCCTCGGCCCGGTCGAGATCGGCTAGGCCGTTTTCCATCATGAGCAACTGTTGCGGCGATATTCCGAACTGCCCCGCATATTGCGACGCAACATAGAACGGCATGTGGCTGAGTTGCTTGACGAGATCATGAGCCTGTTTGTTCGCGTCGCCGGCCCCGACGCCGAGCGCGCTGAGCAAACCGCCGGTTCCCGGCTGCGTCCGCAGCGTCATCGCGAGGCTGTCGACCATACCCTTCGCGTCGCCGGCACTCAGCCCAATCTGCGTGAAGCCGTAGGCTGTCGCCTGAAGGCTCTGGATCGTCGCGCCAGTGCGTTGCGAGAGGTAGTAGAGATCCTCATATTGCGAGGCGATTTTCTCGACGGCGAGCCCGACGGCCGAGGCCATCTCGACGGCTTCCGCGCCGACCTTGACGAATGACTTCGCTGTCCGGTCGAGCGTCTCGTTAAAGCGCTTGCTGGCCGGATCGTCGAGCTTGAAGCCGAGGCCGATCAGGTATTCTTGGATCACAGATCCGGAAGCCATTGGCTATCGTCTCCGCAACGCCGCGTCCGTCCGCCGCTGATTTTCAGCCTTCACGTCCAGCGCGTCATGCGCTTCGGCGAGGTCCAGCAAGTCGACCGTCCCGTTTTTCAGGCTCTCGCCGGAATATACGCCTTCGAGCACGGGCCGCCAGAGGAAATCGCCATCATCTGGCATCCGCGCCCAATCGACGCCGGCTAATCGCCCGTCTTCGGTGCGGCTGAAGCTCGGGCGCTTGCGGACAAAAAATCGACCATCCGATGCGCGCTGACGATGTGCCACACGAGTTCGAGCATGGTCGCCATGTCGATGTCGTCATGTATCAGCGCGCCGTTGGACGCGACGATCGGGCCCCATCCGAGATCGCCGTGAAGTTTCCGTTTGACCGCGCCCAGGCAGATATTCAGCGCGGCGTCCATGTCGCTTTGCGGGATCATCCCCGACGTCACGAGGATGATGCGCGCGAAGTTTTCCGGCGTCGGCTTGAACTCGGGCGATTTCTCCGCGCCGAGCGTCGTGAGCACGTAGGACAGCCGGCGGGCGACATCGAATTGCTGGCGGGCGTTGAGGCGGTCGGCGCGGTAGTGGTGGGCGCCGATGGTGAATTCGGTGTCGGTCAACGGGCGGCTTCCTCAAGGGCGGCGACAATCATGGCGTGAACCTCCTCGGCCGATGGGCGGCCTTCTGCCGGGCCCATCACAGCGGCGCCGCCGGCGTCCCGGTCCCGAGCTGGATATCGATGATGCCGCGGAAGCCCCATTCCTGAGTCGGCGGCCCTTCCTTGGAAAACCCGCCGTCCGGATATTTGATGAACGCCATCAGAATCCCGGTTCCCTGGTCACCTCTGACGATATCCTGCCAGGTGATCGTGTTGCTCGCCCAAAGTCCGGACTGAACCCGCTGCAAATTATAGAGCGCCGATAGTTGCGCGTTGACGGGTGACGTTTTCAGAAACCGAAACATGAACTCTCCGGTTTGGCTGGCATGCAGCGAATGCATGATATCGCCGCCCGCCCCGGTCGTCGTCGTGGTCTTGTCCTCGACCATGCGGTAAGACATGCCTTCCTCGGCCGACCCCGCGTCAGAACCGAGGGAGAACGATCCCCCTACGCCCGTAATGGAGGCGACGAAGTTTTCGAACGAGTATGTTCCGGAATTGGCTCCAAAGGTGCTCATGGTCGTGCATTCCTATGATTGATTGGAGCGGGATTCTCTAACGCGCGCCCAACGAGCCGCTTGCGCGATGCATAGTTTTGCTTTTGTCTCTTCCGACAGCGGCTTGCCCTTCAGAGCGGCGCGAACTTTCTCGCGCTGCGCATCGGAAACCGGATGGCGCTTTGTTTCCTAACCTTGCGGCGCGGATTTTAGCGCCCGTCTCTGGCGAGACCACCGTTGTCTCTCTTCGAAGCCTTTGCGCGGCGCGCATATTGGCGATAGCTTCATCCGAACACCTCCGTCCTAAAGCGGAAGCGATCATTCGTGCGCGCCGTTCCTCAGAAAGCTTGCGTCCCCGGTTCTTAGCCGCAACCTTCGCGGCAATCTCTGGATTCTTCATCGGACTGGCGCGACCGCCAAATCGAATATTGTAGCCTAACGTTCTATTTCGAAGGCCAAATGCCTCGATCGCTCTCGCTTCGAGATCGAGGATGTAATCAGTCGGCCCAACGACAAGCGGCTTCAATTCGAAATTGTCCCTGCCGTATTTCCTAATTGCTTTGTGTATTGGATCAGTCGACCCTCGCAGGGCGGCGTCGCGATGGCCTTTGCGCCTAGCCACCACATTATCGGTTACGCCCATGTATATTTTTCCGTTCGGAAAGATGATTTGATACAGGATCATCTAACCACTATAGTCCAACTATGGGTTGACGTCTATGATAACTGACGCCTGGTTGATCGCGCCGGCCAACTTCCCGCCGATTTGCATCGGAACGGCCTGCCGCGCGGCACGCGATCCCTGCGCTTGGCTCGATATCGGCGGGACATAGATGTAAAAGCCCTTCGGCATCGCCGTATTGGTCAATTGCTGACCAAAACTCGGACCCGTCCACAACCCCGGCGCCAGGGTCGCATTAGCAACAAATTGCTGACATGCCGCAGCGGCTCTTGCGGCAAGAAGCTGCATTCCCGGATCCGTCTGCGCTACTTTCGGCAGCGTGAGCAAGATGTTGAACATGTTTGTCTGAACCGCGCCCTTCCAAGCGGCGCAGTTCCAAACGGTGTCGATCCCCTGTCCGCTTGCCGTGAAGCCATTGACCGTGATCGAGACGCTGTTGCTGAACGTCGTGT